AATTCAATAGCTGCTTTGTCGTTTCCTCCTCGAGTAAAGGCATGCTCTAGCATGTTCTTCAGAAAATCTCCTTCATTACGAGCCATATTCATGCCACGCTCTTCAGTGCCTTTTGCGGTTTTAATAGTAGGTGGTCCCATTAAGTTTTTAAATAATAAACGCATGGCCTTAAGATTTTCAGCTGCCTCAGGTGCATTCTTAAGATGGCCAAGTACTTCGTCAAATTTCTTTTGGGACGCGAGGGCCCTGTAAAAGTTTGTCCCATTAATTTCTTTTTGGTCAAATACTTTTTCAAGTCCCTGGCGTACCATTTTACGCTCATACAAGGCTCTTGCTTCTTTGTATTCCGGGTAGGCTTCGTCCATTTTGTCCCGAATTTCAGCTCTGGTATTCGATATAATCCTTGCTTCGTTGCTATTGCCTGCTCGCTCAGCCTTGTTGACCATATCATCCATGGCTCGTTTAACATGGTCCCAGTAAACAAGGCTCGTAGCCTGAGGATCCATTTGACTTGGCTCAAGTTTAATATTCTTGGGCATCAATGATTTTAAGCTTTCCTTGTAAGCGGGAGTGCTTTCAACCATTTTTTTGGCTTCATTAATAATTTCATTGTCTTTATATTGCAAAGGAAATTCCTGGGGTAAATTAGCGCCTCCAAGGCCTTCGTAGGCCTCTTTGACCTGCTTGTCCATCGTTCCTGGAGAATAAATTTGATTAAGGGTTCTTTCAATAGCCTCTCGTTCGGTAGCCTCGCGATGTTTACTGCGTTCATTAATAAGTTTTGCACCTTCTGGAGTTCTTCCTAAAGATCCTTGTGCTTTGGCTGCAAGTTGACTTATTCCTGCTTCTGCGGGAGTTAGATAAGCTAACCCTAATTTATTGGCAGCTTTAATCCTTGGGTTTGCAATATCCGGGTGAACGCCCTCAACAAGCCCCCGCTTAACTTCCGTGGGTGACTTATAACCTCTTCCGCCCAAAGCCCCTCCTATCAAGGCTGCTATATCTGCTCCGGTTTCTCCGAATCCCGCGGTTTTAGCGCCTTCACGTCCCAAATAAGCGCTACCAGCTGCTGTTAATCCACGGGCAAGATGGCGAGCAACAGGATTGTTTCCTTGCATTATTTGCCCAAGAACACTAAAAGGAACCATGGTGGCCCCAGCTTCAACTCCGGCCTTAATATTATTTTGTGGTGCTTGGCTAGCTCCATATAGCGCTTGAGGAATGGCTTGTGATAGCGCCTTGGGTAAATATTTTCCTGCTCCTGGTATTTTTGATAACAGTTGCCCTGCTTTTCCAATATTAGCACCTGGAATGGCAAATGCTGGCGCGTACTGAGTCAGCCCCTGGATTAGCTTATCCGCAGATTCTGGGCGCTCAACTCCCAATGCTTCGCCGAAGTTGTATTCTGAAGGAGAAAACTCAGGTATACGGCCACCGGATATTTTATGGGGTAAGTTAGCAAACTCACGACCCATGTTTAAAAGTCCAATGGCGGGATCTTTAATTCCGTATCGAGCAACTTTTTGCAATAAGTTTTCGTTATCTTCTGGCTCTTGCATCTGTTGACGTCTGGCTAATTCACGTCTGGCTAATTCTGCTCTAGCCTGAGCGGGCGTAAGCGCCATTAACCACCTCCAGCTATAGAATGTAATTCGGCATCGCTCATGTGTGACAAGTCTTCCATAGGCTCCGTGTTTATCTTTCGGTTCTTAAGGACTGATTGTGACTTACCTCGACGACTTAACAAGTCCTTTCTTAAATCTTTCAGGCGCTCAATATAAGATCCATTGGATTCATTTGTACCGCGTCGTATTTGTTGCTCAACCAAATCTATACTCGCCTGAACTTTAGGTAATGACTGCGCAGCTACCAAAGTATCTATCATGCCGCTTGTTTTAGCGTTATACGCTGCTTTCTTGGATGGACTAAAATCATACTTTCCATATACTTTACCTGGTTGTTCAATTAGTTCATCCAGCATAGGTAATACAGTGTCAATGCCTTGTAACGCTTGTTGATTTTGAGTCAAAACAGCATTGGTAGGTGTTTCTCCTCCTTTATTTTGAGCCTTTATTCTTTCTTTTTGTTTGAACAGGTCAATGGCTGCCGCTTGTTTTTCTTCGGGAGTTTGTAGAGCTTGGGCCACGGGATCGATTCCAAAGTGTTTTTTGAAATATCCGCGCAATATAGGGCTGTTCTTAATGGCTTCCATATCGATTTCGCCATTACCTGAAACTTCAGGAGCTTGTTGTGCACGTCCCAAGCCTTCAGGAGAATACATTCCCATGCCTTCACCCATTTCCTCATTGGGAACTGGAACATTATCGACTGGCCTTCGACCTCCAAAAGCATTCTGAATATTTTTTAGATTGTTTATTTCCCACATGGGATCGTTTCTATGCTGAATTCCCAATAACTGTTGTTGCATTAATTGTCTTTGAATATCAGCATTCTGACCACCACGTGCAAACTGAGCCTTCCTTAACCCCATTTGTTCAGCAAACTGATCAGCCTGACGTTGATTGGAAATTCCAAACTGACTTGCCTGTTGCTTCTGCCTTTCACGCTCAAGGATTGGTTGCATGATGCGAGAATACATAGATCCACCCGATTCAATGCCTCTTAGCAATGCATCCAGACCATTACCTACATTAGGAATATTAACGGCCATTACGCACCCCCCGTCGTATTCCATTTACCAGGATTCTGACCGCCAAGGTATCCTCCAACAAGGCCAAGTCCTTGACCAATCAAGCCACCTAACATATTGCCACCAGCATTCTGACGGTTATAGGCCATCTGAGCCGAATTCTGACCCATATTCATGGCATTATTGCTTTGACCTGAAGCCGCATTAGCTCCAGTCCCATAAACTCCCTGAACGAGCCCAGCACCCGCCAAATACTTCTGCATAAGGTCATTCAGATAATTCTGTCGGTCTTCCATACCAATCTGGGATGTTCCGCTCTGAATAGCATTAATGGCTGTATTTGAGCCTCCAAGACCCATAGAAGTGGCCGCATTAAGTCCATGCTCTTGCGCCATCTTCTGGGCTTGTATGGCCGCAGGACTTGTTTCATAGCCTTGTGTCCATTTGGCTTGTAATTCCTGGGGGTTCATCAGGCTTCGGATATAATCATTCAGATTCCCGTATTGCTCTTGCCCATGCTGATTGTAAGGCTGCAATGCTTCCTGGGATTGCCGGTAATACTTGTCCAGTTGTTCCTGACCTTTTTGGTACCCCTTTTGAGGGTGTAAAAAACTTGATAGCCAGCTCATTTTCCAACTCCTTATGGATAGGCCGTGGTCGTGAATTTAACCAAAGCTCCGCTTTGCATTCCTACGTATTCGTTATTAGTTGTGTCATACAACAAAATACCGTTATCAAAATCACCTGCTGTAAACATGGCAGCAATCTCTGCTGCTGTTAAATTGGGGGCTGATAAAAAATTAAATGAATCCTGAATATCGCCAATGACTTCATTTAACGTATCTATCAATACCCAAAGCCATTGTAAAAACTGGGGATCGAAATCACTCTCGGCAATGGGTGCGGAATCAATACGCTCCAAAAATATAGCCATCAATTAGCCCCTCCACTTACCCTTTTTGTATTTCGTACCCCGCCCAAAACAACTATAGGCGCAGAACTCACGCAAATGAGTTTGTAGCAACGATTACGACTTACCCCTAGCTCATACCACCTCATGCGCCACCTATAGGCTCCCAGTGGGCTGAATTCGCGTAAATCAGCGGTCAGGAAAGTCTCGCCGCCGTCATCAGAATAATAAAGCTCAACATGAGGCTTAAAGAGAGCATAATAATGGTTATCATCAAAAGTGGGCGTGTTCGTGCCCTCCTCAATAATAAATTTATCGTCCTCCGTAAGGAGGTAGACCGGAATAGTGTCCGTGCTAGCCTCACTAACAACAAAAACGGTATTAAGAAATGGAGCGGAGCTCTTATAGAAAGTCTTATTACCAAAGACAAAATCAATTTCAACGTATTCATCCATGAACTCCGAATAGTCAGGCAGAAAAATCTGCTGGGTCACAAGCTCATAGCGCATGGGAAACTTTAAAAATGCGTCAGGAGCCTGCACGTTGGGTTGATCGGGATTTATAAGTTCATTGTGATAAATATTTCCGGCCATCTGATATACGGCAGGATCGAGTAAGACTGTCACCAGATGAGCGTTATTAAAGTAAACGTGCTTTTGTATACGGCAACGCTCACCGTTAAGCTCAATACATCGCCCCCATTTTCCGGTATCAAAGTTATACTCAATAGAATTTGAGTTATCCACGACATCCAAATCCCCAAAGTTAACAAATTGCCCTGCTGACGCCCGGTAAAAAATAGTGTTCTCATACTGATATAAAAATCCGTCTACTTCATTAATCAGAAAAGGGCTTAAACTGTTATCGTGAGTCGAATTCTCAAGAAGCACGTTAATGGCTTGTGATGATATAGCCTGAGGCTTTTGCCCTCCGCTCATCATAAAAGTCACAAGACCATTCGCATTTCTGGCAAGCCACACCATCATGCCAAAATCAACGGACAAACTATTGGGATCGGCAATTCCGTAATCAAAGTTATAGGATGAATTGGTTTTCCAGGGAAATTCCCGGATCACACCACCAACCGATATCTGCGTAATAATATTAGCCCATACATCTGTAGTAAAGTCGCACATAATATAAAGCTGATTCTGCAATACACAAAATTGTCCAATAACACCGGAAGCAAAGGCATTCAGAGCGGCGTTAAGAACAGGATCGGTAAAATAGGTGTTTACATTTCCGGACAAGTTAATCTGGGACAAATAAAAATCAGGAGTGCCAGCCACACTCACTACAAACCGGTTTCCGAAAGCTGCTACATACAAAGGCTTTCCTCCCGTTGTAGCACCACCAGGAGCATTAGGATCGGTAACGACTGCTGAAGTAACGGATGTTCCATTTTCAGTAATAACAAATATGCTTTGCCCATCCGTCATCATATTATAAACCGTGGAACCCACGGCCAGAGTTGCCCACCATACAGGGCCTCCCAATGACACATTGATTAACAAGGTTTTCTTATTATAAAACCGGTCAAACTGGAAAACAGACGTCCCATCTATTACGTATAAATAATTAATGGACTTGTATATAGCACGGGGTTGGGAATTAAATATAAGCCTGTTCTGATTCAGAAAATTAACATGCTCACGACCCATAACAGGATATAAAGCCTGCTGCTTTTTCCCGGATTCAACCTGTATTCCATACCAGTTTGCACAATCCATGGCGCCAAATTGTTTAAAACGCTGTTGATCGTAATAGCAAAAAATAGGCAATTGCTCTATGGATGCCGATTCTGGTGCGCGCGCAGCCATTATATACCCGCCCGAATACGCCAGGCTCCGTTTAACAGAGACTGCTCATCCCCTGCAATTGAAAGATTAACTTCAGATGAGGCCTCCATATTATCCTTGAGCTCCCGGTAATCGGCTTCCAAATCAGGAGTCCACGCAGCCCCACGCCCTTTAAACTTGCAGACGTATTTTGCCACTGCGTATAAAAAATACAGTTGCCAGTAATCTGGTACCAGACTGAAATCATCATCTACTGTCAAGGCCGGTAACTCAAATTTACCCCGACAGTTAAAAATAAAAAATTGACTGGGAGCCGGGTATAATTGCAAGCTTACAAAATTGGTTTCAGGATAAGTAATAGCAAATCTTGGAAGACCCTGAAGAGGCTCGTATTTCCAGGCAGCCAGATATTCATCCCTTGATTTTTGTATCAGGGGATAAGTAACGCCACTTAAAAGTAACCATGAGTTATCAAGATTGGCAAGACGTCCTTTTTTAATATAAACCGAGTCGGCATCCGCACCAAAAGTTAAAGTGGAAGGCCCCGTAAATGTCGCATTACTGGAAATGGTAACGAGGCTATCTTCTATTGAGAATATAAAGGTATCCGGCAATATTCCAATACCGGTTACCATCTCACCTGCGGCATAAACGGAGCCATCCGCTACAGTAAACGTATCAGTTCCAGCCGTTAAAACCACTACTTCACTCTGGGAGTTGGTAGGATAGGACGGATCGCAAAATACAATGTTGCGAATGCCAATATTTATGGGGGCTGATACGGTATGCGCAATAGTCAGCATCAATCCGGAAGAAGCATAGGATTGCATTATCTGGTTTAATACCCGTACCGCAAGCTTTTCATCGTCCCCATGCAAGGGGATAGTCGGGTTTGATGCGCTTATCAGGCGATACATTTGTAGCACAAATTCACGGACCGTTAAGGGTGGCATTATTTTCTCACTTTGGATGCAAGTTCACTGCCTGATTTCCTGGGCCTTGTGCTACGTATTTTTATCTTGTCAACGGTGCTATCTTTTATTTCCCCTGACTTTTTAACCAATTCTTCAATGACATCGTTTTCAGGAACTACAAGGCTTGATTTGGCATCCTCGCTGGTTGCAAACCACAGGCCAGATCCCATGAGACGGTCAAAATCATCCCATGTGTTAACGAGCTTCATGCTGCCATCTGGCGCGTATATAAAAACCCTGAAATTATCTTTGGATACTATTTTCCCCAGATACATTGCTGGAACGCTACTCATAGCTTAACTCCCGTAAATAAAGGAGCTCTTCGAATAGCAGCAAGAGCTCCCCGATTAGCAATAATTACGACATTATCCTTACGGCAAACTCAGGGTTAATGGCCACACCGCATATAACATCAATACGATCCAGCTGTTCGTAGTTACGAATATCCGCACCCAGAGAGTAGGTCATTGCTAACTTGTACAAGTCTGAGTAACGGGTAACCGCTTCTACACCACCACGAAGTTCTTTTATAGGAGGAGCTGCAAACACCACGGCTTGCGTATGATAAGCAAGGGATACGTTGTGAGATGCGTACAGCAATACCTGGGCACCATTAGGAATGGCAGCAGAGATATTTTGACGGGCACCATCAACAACTATAGTAGGATTAACCGGTATATCCGCTGTACCGCCTGCTGAAGCAATTACAGTAGCTGTCACTACGAACTGCGCAGTTTGCTGCAAAGGCTGATAAGTCAGGGGGTTAACCATAAACACGCCGGAACTTTCATCAATCGTTATGACATCACCTACATTAAACGGAACAGAGAAAGGCACAAGACCTGCTACCGATATGATGTTTCCGCTTGTGATAGGGCCATTAGTAACAAGACCTGCTGTTATAAATCCAGCAGCCACTGAGCTACCATCCCCAATTCCAGCTACTTGTCGAGCCAGGAAGTTAGTCTTGAAAAAGTCAAAACCGGATAAATGACCCACGAAACCATCAATCAAGGCCCCAGTATTAACCGTAGTATTGAATGTACTGAACAAGTCATTAGACAAGTTGGCAGCAATTCTTGGGCCAACTCCGCAATAGCGCTTGCCGTCTTCTGGTATTGCAAGTTCTGTCATGTAAGCATCAGCAGTCAATATAGTATTGAAGTCGACCGGCACTCCAGGAGTTCCAACGGATTGATAAGTTTGTTGCTGGAAATTATCCTGGGCAATAAACTTTTCAACAAGGTTAGCCAGACGTTTGGCACGAGGAGCGTTCGCCATTTCCAGATAAGGCTCATCACGGGCACGATCAAATGTCAGGTTAAAACCTGTGTATTCGATCATGGTTCTGAACTGTTTGGTAATAGATAAAGGACGTATTATCTGAACGCGCGCCTCAGCAGTAGCGGACGCACCTTCACCTGCCAGATATCTTTCTTCCAGACGGTAATCAAGGGTTTGACCGGTTGCAAAACGCAAGTTCTTGAAGTCCCCCTCAAGATTTCTGTTGGCGGTACGAGCGAAACTTAATGAGTTCCAGAATCTTACGAACACGTCGTCGAGGACGTATTGCGTTTCTTGAAAAACGTTAGCCATTTTATGTACTCCCTGTACGAAAATGAATGAATAAAATTAAAGTAATTTCCCATTCGTCTTCGCGGAGAGACATAAATACGCGCGATGTGTTTTATTTTTTTCGGAGATGGAGCCGAAAATTTATACGCATCTAATTCTCATACTAGAGAGGCTTGTAATATTTGTCAAATAGTAGTAAAAAGCGATTGCCTGGCTCGACGGAGTAAAAGAACGGCTCATCACCGTTGCAGGCACCAAATCAAAAAAGGGAATTTTTGTTAGACTATGCTTCACAAAATAATAAAATAATTATCTGTGAAGCATAGTGGTATCAGGAGTATTACCGGTTTCCTCGTAATCGTGTTTTAACAGTAGACAGACGTTTTTGGTCTGCTCTGGCTAATAAGTCATCGCCACTTAATTCTTTCTTTTTGGACGTTACTTTAGTGGTTGCATCGTCAACATCTCGTCCCAATGGTCTTGGGGCTTTTGTAGTAGGCTTGTTCTTTCGCATGCGTTCTTCAAGTTTTCCCATTTCCGTCATTTGCGCATAGGGATCGCGTATTTTTGAAATACGCTCCAAATCCTGAGGATTTCTTTTGGCGGCAGCGTACAAGAATGCCGCTGGATTTTCCATGCCGCGCGTTGCCAGAGTCATGGGATTGGATATTTCAAAAGGAAGGTTTGAAACTACTTCACGAAAGTCATCAAAGCGTTGCATGCCGTCCCGAAATTTAGACTCAAATTCTTGCTGGGCATTTATTTCCCGTTGTCTTGTTTGCGCTTCTTCCTGTTCACGGGACATGGAATTTACGGTCTGTTTTACGAAGGAAGCGAGTTGTTGCTGCCAGTCTCCAGAGCTTTCAGGATCGTACTCAAAGTCTTTAGCTGCCTTCTGGATTTGCGCGCTAGCTCCCTGATTGGCAAGTTGGGCACGCAAATCATCAATTTCCGCCTGGTGCTTTCTGGCTTGTCTTGCAAGACGTTCCCGAATGGCTTCGTTTTCTGGCTCTTTTTCATTTCCGTATTCATCAGCTTCCGGTTCTTTACTTTTTTGTTTTTCATTCCCTTCTTTTTCTTCGGGGTCACTTAGTGACCTTGTGTCGTCATCGGAATTATCCTCATTATCCTGTTCTTCCGCTCCTATTTCTTCTACAGGTTCTGGCTCATCCTGATACTTTTGCTCTGGTACGTCGGGTTGAAGCGAATTACCGCCACCGCCCATTAGTAGATCGTCAATACTGCTTATAGTCATAGTTCCCTCTCTCTTTTGTGTTTAAATCCTTTTACTTACTAATTGTTTCAATACTTACTATCATTTTCTTAGGTATTACTATCGTGCAGGCATATGAGTTGCCATCTTCCAAATCAATAGCAGCACAAGCCGAAACAAAAATAGCCTCGGCGTTTTCTTTCACCAAATATCCTGCACTATGAATAAGCGATAAATTTTCTTCGAAATCACGCCCCTCACACCACCCATCAATACTGCGCGCGTCCTTCCATTCAACTTTCACTATTTCCATAATTAAACCACCTTATGAGTTAAAATCCTAACCATGTTATCGGCGTGAGAAATAGCGGCATCACTTTCAGTCCTTTGTGTTTCTGCCATGTAACGCATTTTTGCTTCTTCAACGTTGCCTGCTAATTCCATCTGGGCTATTTCCAGCTTCATTTGTTCTATTTCAATTTCAGCCTGCGTTTGTTTTTCCTTCAATATCAGTTCCTGCTTTTTAATCATAAGGTCTTGCTGCTTGAACTGCATATCTATCTGCATTTGTTGCTGTTGCATTTGCATCTGCATTTGAGCTGCCTGCTCTTCAGGAGATGGCGGCTGGTCCTGCGGCATCTTTCCAGTCTTTCCGGCTTCAATAATAGCGGGAGGCACGCGAGTCTTAAGTCTGTTCTTAATCTCAATAGTATTGGATAAGGGCAGATTCTCGGCATACAAATCGGCTATCAGGTTGAAAGCCGTAGGATCGGCCTGCAAGACTTCTCGTAATGACAATAGGGCTTGCTCTTTTTGGCCCTCATAACTGGGTCCTGGCTTTAATCGAACCTCATAGGTTCCTTTTCGTATATCATTCTCAATATGCTCTCCGTACTCATCATTTTGCTTGTTGATAGTAACGTTTTTCATGCCTTCATCAGGCGTCATCAACGCCATAACGCGTTCAGTATCATAAACACGCGGTATCATCTCATTTACGATAGAACCACCGGTTGCTCTGGCTCTGTTGATAGAATTAAAAAATACATAGGTTGTATAGGAGCCCTGTCTTGTACGTGAATCAATAGCCTTGCCGGAAGCTTCATCGCCGTTATTTCCCATGCGAGCAGGATACAATCCGGTTGACGTGTATAAATCTTCGACAGCCAACTGATACTGCTGGAACAGGGATGCTGATAATTCAGGAGCTCTGATTTGCTCAGGGCGTGCGCCTGAAGGAGATTCGTCATAGGTAAGCATACCTTGAGTATTATTAGGGTCTCTCCAGTTTCTTTGGGTATCCGGGCTGGCTACGTTCTTTTTACTTCCAATCCATTGATCGTATCTGGATACTTTAATGATATAAGCCGATTGAGTTCTCAGGTAATTAATGTAACGCTGGGTGTCTTTGGCATCTCCGAAGAAAGATCGGCAAATCTGACGTCCTGTCTTGTCGTAATAGCTGTTGTTATCAACAAATACTAAAGGCAATTGCTCGCTGGGGAATTCAGTTCTGTCAAGTTCGTGATCGCCTGCAATCTTGTAATGAATAATCTTGTGTCTTTTGGAAGGTCTTTTATCTTCTATACGGACAATCTCCCCGTCTTGCCACACGGTCATCCTTTCAAGATCTTCTTCCTCTTCAATTTCTATTATGACAGGCTCTTTTTTAGTTATTGGCAGTCCGTTTTCCCGAGGAAGAATTTCTTCATTACCTCCCATTCCAAATCCATTGCTGCCTTCTGGTGCCATCATTTGTGGCGAACCATCCATCCCAATTTCCTGCGTATTTCCAGGATTCATCTCCTGTGGGGTTGGCTCACCCATCAGAGATTGCTGCATCTCCATCATCTGATTGCGTTCATTGACTTCACGGGAATATTCAATCAGATCATCCATTTCCTCCTGATTAAGAATATTTCCATTGGATAGTTTATAAAGCATATCCTTTTCGTATTTTCTTACGTAGTGATCGATAATAGTAATGGATTCCGAATCCGACCAGGAAAAGGGATCGTCTCCTTCATTAGGCTCTACCGCTAAAGCCACCTCTTCCTGGGTAGCTGCTATCTTGTCATTGCCTGCAATCTTTTGCTCGAGATCTCTACCGTACACCTCCCGGAATTTTGCGCGCGTCATTCTCGATATAAATCCGCATAAGGTGCCGTCTGTTTTGTTAACCGTTTCAGCCCCTATATCCCAGTAACAACGTGTAGCATCCTTGAAGTATCGGTAAACGATGTCAAGGTCGAATGATTTTGAATGCGAGTATTCCGTGTCTACCAGAAAAGCACCAAATCCTCCTATAGCCGCTTGGGATGCTGCTACCTGATAAACCGTGGCCGTGTTATTGGAAAACATGATGTCTTTAATGATGAGCTCCCGCAAATTAGCCACTTCCTCATCGCAATTGGTCATGGGAACCACTTCTAATTGAGGAGTATTTTGCTGTTGCTCACCAAGCAGGCAATTGGCCATGGTGCCAAGCTTATTGGAAACAAGCGGAGTCTTTCGGAAGGTTTTAATCATGTCGTCTTCTTCATCAGCTGTCCATTGCTGACCAAGCACGAAAGTATGCATAAGATGGTATTCATCAATGTTGTGCCTGAAATACCCTCTCCATTTTTCACAGGCTACACGCGCTTGACGCGCCACCTTCTCGTTAAGTTTGGCCATGTCAGTCCCTTGTAATGTATTTAAGCAATCCTTGCTTACCACTTAATTTTTGTTAAATCAGCATTCCTGAAAATCGGTCTGGTAAGGTATTTACCCGAAAACCACCTTCACTTACATACTCTCCGCCGTAGAACGTTAGCATAAACGCATCTCCGCAATCCGGAGATAATAAACCACGCTTCTTGGCGTCCTCTTTACTCTCTATTTGCAATTTGTCACTTGAATCGTATTTATATCCCAATGCGCATAAATCGGTTTGCAACTCATCGCTATCAGGCAATTCCACGGCCATATCCTGTATTAACCACAAGCGACCTCTATCCCAAAGTTCAGCGCGACAATTTTTATAAGTATCCGGCTCTTCGGCTCGAGTAGCAACATTAACACCGATTACTATATCAGTGTACCCCAATTCGTGCAGTCTATCGACAACACCTGCTCCTATTCCTATGCAATCTATGCATACTCTTTTGGGATGCTCTTTTTCTATGATGCGTTTAACGATGCCTGCGAGCTCCATGGTATCAATATTGTAATGAGTTTCAAGACCATAAGCCCTGCGTCCACGTCGTCTTATTATTCCCGTTCGGTCATCACCCTTGCGTGCCGGATCGACTCCAATCACCAGATTTGACTGACTTTCAACTTTTGTTTTACGAGCCCTGATAACATGATCAGCGTGGATAAAAGTATCAGTAATTGAGGATAGGAAGGCCTCATCATCAGTAAACGGATATTCCTGCCTGAACTTACGACACTTTTGTTCATAATCCCCTTTAAAATCCTGGAGTTTAATGCGCCTCCAGTTAAGATGACCGGCCTTTAGTCCGTTATCACCAAATTGTTCAAGCCACTCTTTCTCTTCATCATGAGGGATGAAGGATGAATCATCAATGCAGTATTCATCCTGCCAATACCATGGGACAAATATAGCCTGATAACGAGAAGAACCGTTTTTGGCAGCTTGCCAGTCAGCATAAAAATCATTGGATTGTCCGTTTGCTGTAGACTCTTTGATGATTTCAGTATCCGCCATTTCAGCCACTGTCTGCAAGAGACCAAGACTTATGCTGGCAGCATCCTTGTAGAAGGCGTATTCGGACAAATGCAGGTATTGATTGGTCATGGAACGTCCTATCTCAGCGCTTCCTGCTGTTCCTACGCGGTACCCTGAACCCAATCCTTCGTACATCAGTGTATTGTCGTTCTTTTTGTCAGGCTGCGGAAACAATTCTTTTTCAAGATTCTCGCTGTAACGCTTGGTCATTTCGAAAATGGCACGTGTGGCGTCTGCAAGGTGTGTAAGGATGAAGGCCTTCTTTCCGCGTTTTGTGACTATTTTATGGAAGTAACGCGCCTGTACATAAGTTGAAACACCTTGTTGACGGCCTTTAAGGATTAGGGCGCGCACCATACCTGTGACTAAATATTGAGCTTCAAGTCGGTCGTCAATGTATTGTTGGGCTCGATTTAATTCGAATTTTCGTTCTGCACCGGATTTGTCGTGGATTATAAGAAAGTTTTTGGCGAAGAGGCGAAGGGATTTCAGGATTCGTATGAGCTTGTCTTCATACATCTTGCAATTCCCTTAGGCGTTCAACCTGTTCTTGTGCTTTATATATAACATTCAAAATATCGCGCTGTTGCCGGGCATTTAAAGTTCCCCTATGGTCTTCCAGAAACTTCTGTTTGTCTTGAATTAAATACTCAAGGGACTTTATTTTTAATTCAATGTCGGTATCTGTCATTATTTCCCAGTCACTTTTTAATAAAATTACTCAGAACTGAATGCAGTACTTCGTCTTTGGAAGCATAGACGTTATCAATCAATGCCCAAATTTCTAGTGGACCCGAAATTTTCTGATTCTGTATAACCCAAGTACTCAAAGACCCATACGCAATCATTTACTTTGAATTTCATTCTTGATGTTTTCTAATAACACTTATTATTTTTCAAGAATTTTTGTAGAGACATACTTCCGGACATAACAATGTTCCCAGTTCTTTCGTCAATAAGATCGTAACACCCATGTTTATTTTTAACATTTTTTAAGTATTTTTTCATTTCAGGATGTTCTGCGTAATGAGACCAGGAAAATTTAACGGACTCATCTTTCTTTGCATCAAATATTAAAGATACTTTGCTCATATCACTCAACCAACCTTTCAATTAATTTCTCAACAATGCTCTCGCTAATACTCTTTGGCTCTTTATCTTCCTGGTAGTCATCACGGAAACGATTTTTCATGACAAACATCCATGCAGTAGCAGAAAAACCCTTCCTGTCTCCGCATATACCTTCATAACCAATGTCTTCCCAATGCTCCTGGGACGCCTCTTTGCCCCTCTTCAAGGCCTGAGCGAACTCCGGATGCTTGTCTCGCCAATCGTAAATAGTATCGCGACAAACACCCAGCCTAAAGGCAACCGAAGCAATGCTTTTTCCCTGCGCTAAAAGACTCTCAGCCTTTGAGCACGTGGACTCATTGTAGATTTGATTCGGTTGAATTCCGCCAATGACCATTTTATTGTCGACCCCCATTATGGACCAGCTTGTTCATTTCTTTTGTCACCGCGCATCTCATCACCAGCAGCTCCAGGCTCGCAATATTTAGGCTGCATCCTGTTCTGCATTTCAACACGCTTGCCGTAAGCTGATGGAACGCCCTGATAATGCGTATTGCCTTCATCGCCATCGCTAGTTGTATAATCTTTGACATCTATCATTTTAAACTCCCTGTAATTAGTAGAAGTAACTATTACTACCATAGCATAAAGTTTATTCATAAACAAAACACAAAATAAAATCAATACAAAAATAAATTAAATTATTTTAATGCAACACTTGACGCATAGTGCAACACTTGCTATAGTCTAATTGTCAATAACAACAAGGAGACAGAAAAAATGACGAGAGATAACTTCCAGGCAGAGGAAGCCGAATGGTTTACTCAAGAAGAGCTGGACTACCATAACAGAGCCTTTAATGATTATCTGAATTTACATAGAGTAAATCGTATGGATGAGCAGGCCGTACAGGTTTACAAAGACAAGTACTTCAAAAAGTTTATGGGTTAATAATTTAACTAAAGGAAAAAATCATGAAGACTATAAACAATATAACGCTATACGATTTGATGTCTGAAGATCTCGACATATGGATAAGTAAAGACAAGGTATTTGGATTCAACATAGAAATTGATGATGAAAATGGTGATCCTCTGATGGAAGAAGAGAATGTCCACTCTTATGCAGCAGACGCCTTCGCAGACTTTTGCAAGCGTTATTTACACAGCTATGAGAAAGCAACTAACCGAGAGGCCGCATAATGGAAAAGCACGGAAACTACGAATACGACATTATTGTTTTTCACGGAAAATACTCCTATCTTATCATGAGCAAGGAAGTAAAAGGGAGGGTAAAAGTATATTCAAACGAATGGTTTGAAGAGAAGTCCAAAGCCTATTTTGCAGCCATTGGGCATATTCAATTACTGGAACAGGGAGTTAACTAGCATGAAGCTACCAAGATTATTAATACGAATATTGTCCTGTATGCCGTTGCGCAAGCACGACTGGATGTTTACCATCTGCAATAATCAGAAAACGGCACGCTGTAGCAAGTGCCAAAAACATAAGGTGACCGCATGACTGGAATGGATAAAGACTATGAAGAATCTTGTTTACTGAGAAAACTTCATGGCCTGATAATGTCTGAAGAAACAGGCATCGAAAAGACCATGAAGCTCAAGGAACTAGAAGAAGAAGTTAAGTCAGAGTTAATCCGGCTTAATTTATCTTGTGACCCAAACTCAATAAAGTAGCTATTGGTCCCTTGGGAGACTGGGAGGGGGTGAAATGAACCTTGTCACCTTCTTTCAGACTTTTAAATCCTTCCGTCTGAATTTCCTTGTAATGCACAAAATAATCCTTGCCACCACCTTCTACAAATCCATATCCCTTCTGGTCGTTAAACCATTTAACCGTTCCATTTATCATTTTTGTCATCCGTTACAGGTTATTAAAAATCACATTAAAGGCACCAAATCTTCGATTCTAGACATTTTTTCCAATTCCCCTATACCTTCGCATGGGTAAATCAAAAGATTGCTTATAGAGCTCCTGAGAGCCTTCTGCGTAATTTGGCATTCCAGCCTCTACCCAGATTTTAACTGAAGTTACCAGAGAGTCGTCTGGTATCAGTCCATTAACCATATCGTGTTTATCTTCCTCACTCAATAGCCTTGTAGCAATAAGTTTTGGGCTTACTCCAAGCTTTATTCCGAGGGTGAAGAGTTTACGCTGGCATTCTTGTTTGGTTAGCATTTTTTGCGCTCCATGCTTTAAATGACAAAGGTTCTTTTCCTTGAACTGATGGTATTTTCAAATAATCACGGTCATTAAGAAACTGGCTAAAATACAGTTTGTAGTCGTACATCAGTAAATCCGAAGTTTTTTGTACTTCTGTTTTTTTTGGAGAATATTTATCACCACTATCATTTTTGCCGCCAACCATAAAAACAATGTTCTCGGATTTTAGTTTTTTAAGAAGCTTTACTGCAGCTCCGGCTCTCTGAAGCCTTGGGTAGGATTTTTCGCTGCATTCGTCGATGTGTTTCACCACATCTTCCATAAATTCATTATCTGTTCGTGAATCTATTGTAAGCTTTTGATTCAATATGTTCTTATCGGTGGTTTCTGAGAAAATAAAACTACTACTACTGCAGTTAGTTAGTTTCTTATCTGGATTAGTATCTGGATTAGTATCTGGTATAGGTGTCACCGATCGGTGAAATTGATTTCTCCATTCGGTGAAATCCATTTCACCGTTTGGTGAAATGGACAAATAAAGGGTTTCAAGGTATTTATCCTTATTCAGGTGGGGGAAATAGTGATAAGCTTTTGGGGTGAGGGCATACCAAACTGTCCTGTCGTATTTGTTTTTATTATAGTTTCCTCTTATTACCAATCCTTCTTTTACGGCAGTGTTTATGATGCGCTCTCGTTGTCTCCTGGAAAAATAGGGGAATATGTCTCCCATGGCCTCAAGAGTGTCGTAAGTCCAGCAAAGGCCGTCGTGAATATTTTTTTTGTTAGCGAGATTTTTGAAGGTCCAGTGATCCAGATGACCTAAAAACAAGGCAATATAAACAGAAAAATCCTTGGCAAGGTTTACATCGAATGCGTGGTTCATGCTATAATGGCTCCGTTGTGTTCTCGGTGAAAAGAACTATTGTTGTATGGACGCACCCGCTTGCTTGAACAAGCAGGGCTAAGGGCCGGATGCCCTAAACTTAAATTATTTCATAAATGATAACTCATCTTTATTCCCTTTATTTTCTGTGCTATATTCTTTCCGTCGATAATTTTAGACATATGATAGTCTCCTTTGTGAGTTATTGACCCTAAAAGCCCGCTGCCTTGAAATTCCTTGCGGGCTTTTTCATTCCTTGTGTTCTTGTATTTCCAATAAAAATTCCTTAATCCATTTTTCTACAATATGAACCTCATTGGCGCTAAAGCAAAACTGGTTTGGATATCTTGGCTCGCGTTCTATGATTGAATTAGCGACACGCTCCAGAAGTTGCATCGCTTTGGCATGAGGGGTTAAATACATGATGAGCTCCTTTTATTTTTATTAATCCTTTCGGATATCATATACCTGAAAGGACTGTAATTAGTAGAAGGGAATGATATTCAGTGGGGATATACTTTATTTTCTGTGTCGTTCATGGCTTTTTCTATATCACTCACAAGTCTGTCATTCATATATCTGTGCAAGCACCATGATGCCCATCCGGCTCTGTCCTGCAAGATAGGATCGGCGCCATTAAGATGCTTTAAAAGAGCCTGAAGAAATTTAATGTGATATTTTATGGATTTTTTTGCCTCCACGATATTATCTTTCTGTTTTTCACTCATTGCTAATCTCCCGGAATGGTTTTTTATTTAGATAGCCTATGGCCTTTAGACATTTTATTTTCCGCAAATCATATTTTTAAGTTCTTCTTTAGAAAATCCAAGCCAATTAGGAGTTTCTGAAATTGCAAAACTTTTATTCCAGTGCAAATACCATTCCCCTATCTTGCAACAGATATGCTCTATTTGATATTTTGTGTAGGGTGATTTTCTGCCAATTTTTTGCTCGATGTCGGAAACCGATTCATATAATACCAATTGCATAATGCAATCTGCCTGGTAACCGGTGTCTCCGGCACCATGAAAATATTTTTCTTCAAAATCCCCCAGTACTTTGGAAATGGAATTTTTTAGATCATCACGGGCCTGCGCTATTTCTCTTTCATCCATTTAACTGCCCCATAAAGAATAGACAGTAAAACAAATAACGGCAAAGCAATAAATTATAGTTAATGATGTGCAAGGATCCATGATATACCTCTAGACCAATTTTAATACGTGCAAGAATATAGGTAGCATCATCCCACCGACAAGCAAGCTTATTATCCAGTTCAATTTGGATTCCAGTTTACAAAATCTTTCATGATTAACACCAAAACGTTCTTCATGAACCCTTATTTTAACTTCATGCTCTATATATTGTTCGTTAGTCATCATCCATCCGCCTTTTAATTTTCCGATCATATTCTCAACTTGCGCTTCCATCGCTCCATTCCGTCTTTAATAATCCGTTAGTAATGCGCTCAAGCTTGTATTGAGCGGCCTCTGGAACGTAACCCCAAGTCTGCCAATTACGTAGTGTATTCGCAGACATCTTTGTTTGCTTGTGAAAATTATATTTTGTTCTATAAAATTTAATAACATCTTCTGGCGTCATGCAGTTACCCCTCGTTAAGATTAATTAAAAAATATTATAAAGCAACTCTTGACTTAGAGCAAGATATGACGTAATCTCAATTTACGTCAATACCGACGCAGACTACATAAAGTGAAGAGGTATAAAATGCAAGATTACGATCATACTCATGAGCAAGAACATTGTCTTTCTGATAATGTGCAAGAACTAAAAAAAATAAATATCAAGATAGCGCAGCTTTCCTTGCGAAAAGAAGAGTTAACGAAAAATATAATCTGTGCCCTTGAGCATAATCACGAAGGGCAGAAATCTTATGATTATGGTTTGTGGCGAATTGAGATTAAGACGCCTTTTGTTTATTCATTGAACAAGAAACGCTATGAATCTGGTGAAATTAATTTGCCTTCCAATTTCAATCCTGTGAAAGAATCTATATCGTATTCCATAGACAAGAGGTTGTGTGATCAATATATGACGGATGCGCCTGATGATGTACGTGATGCTCTTATAGAGTTAATTGACAAGAAACCTGGAAAAGCTGCGGTTACTATCAAGGAGCGTATATTATGAGCAATACGGTATTAATTATAGGTCAATCAGGAAGCGGTAAATCCACAGCTCTTCGTAATCTTGATCCAAAAACTACATTCATAATTAATGTTCTGGATAAACCACTTCCTTTTCGTTCCTTCAAGAAAAATTATCATGCTTTCACTAAAGAAAATAAAACCGGAAATTATTACACGACCAATGATTGGGCTTTGGTAGTGCGCTGCATAGAAATGGTAAATAAGGAGAGAGAAGAAATAACTACGCTTGTTATCGATGACTGGCAGTATATTTTGGCTTATGAGTTCATGAGGCGAGTATCTGAAAAAGGTTTTGACAAATTTTCGGAATTGGCTAATCACGGATGGAGTACCATAAATTCTTGTCTTGGAACGAGACCTTCCCTGACTAACTTTATTTTGGCTCACAGTGATGTAGATAGTACAGGTAGATCCAAGTGCAAAACCATAGGAAAGATGCTGGATGAGAAAATTACCATAGAAGGGTTGTTTACTACTGTGTTGCATTCCCGGGTTGTAGATGGCCAATATCTTTTTCAAACTCAGTATGATGGAGAGTATCTGGCAAAGTCACCAATGGGGATGTTTGAAGAGTTTCTTATACCAAACGATTTGTTAACGGTGAAAGAGGCGGTTGAAAATTACTTTAACGATGAGGAATAAATAAAATGAGCGATTTTTGGATAAGTGAATTAGGAGAAGTAACGGGTTCTGCTTCGGATGCATTTGCCAGGACATTCACGCAAATACCGGATGGGACAATGGCTTTGGCTAGAATTGAGGCATTCGTTAACTCTGAGTATAACGGAAATAAATTTTTACTTATCAATTGGATTCTTACAGAAGGCGAATTTAAAGGCTCTAAAGTAGAGCAGAAGCTTAAAGTGTTTGGAGATCCCAGTGCTAAAGACTCAGCTAAAGCACGTCACCGGGCCCTTAATATGCTAAAGCTTATTTATCAGCTGTATAACGTCAAGCCCAAGCATGCTGGAGATCCAACGGACCAGGATTTATCTGTGTTTAATTCCAAGATTGCAGGTATTAAAATAAGAGAAACAGAGCCAAATGAACAAGGTCGACAATACAACTGGGTAGCTGAAATTCATTCAGCCAAAGATTTTAAATGTGAGACTGGTGTAAGCCTTGTTGTTACTCATAATAATTTTATGAATAGCCCCCAAGGGAATCTGGATAGCGCCTTTAGTAGACAAGCACAACTGGCATTAGAGCCAAGTTTGTCAGACGACATACCATTTTAATTTCAATAAGAGCAAATTTTTCTCCGTTGATGTCAGGAATGTTTTGTGAAGGATGTTGTTTGTTATTTTATCATATAGGAAAATAGGGGTAATTATGATTAATACTTTTGATGATTCTAGAATCCGTGAATTAAAGGAATTATTTCCGAATGCAAGAGAATGCAAGATAAGGGAAATGGCTCAATATATATGGGAAATAATTCCAAGGATTTATAGTGAAGCTGCTAATGACAAAAAATACATTAACTAAAATAATTGAAGATCATCAGTCTACTATACAAGATGATGTTAGGGATTACATAGGAGCCAGCAGCATTGGCTCCGATTGTTTAAGACAAATTTGGTATAAATATAAAGGAGTAAGTGAAGAAGCGGTTCCTGCAAAAACACGCAGGACTTGGGCTATTGGTAAGCGCCTTGAGGGATTGGTTATTGAATGGCTTATGGATTGCGGGGTGTTGATTGATTTAGATCCGCAAACGTATCGTGCAAGAAACGTGCCAATTTTTCAGGGTCACTTCGACGGAATCATATTTTTAGGTAAATTAAAGGCTATTTTAGAGGTAAAAACGGCCAAAGATGCCAGCTTTAAGATATTTGTTAAAAAGGGTTTGAAGGTTTGGAATCCACAATATTACGCGCAAGTGCAGTCGTATATGGGCATGAGCGGGATAAATAGTACATATATACTTGTACTAAATAAGGATAATAGTGATCTTTCCGATGAATTAGTGACTTTTGATGCAGAATTTTACGAAAAGCTCGAGCAAAAAGCGCAAATGATATCTAACGCTGTCGTTGAACCCCCGCGCGTACACGGTTCACCGCTCTGGTATCAATGCAAGATGTGTAATTTTAACAAAGTTTGCCATAAATAAGGATGTACAACATGAGTGATTATAAAGAATTAACCGATATAGAACGGTCTGAATTACAAAAAATGTTTTGGAAAAATAATGAAGAAATCCAAAAACAAATAAAAGAAGAATTAACCATTTTGTCGAAATATAAAGGTGAATTAGCTAAAAACTATGAACAAGTAGGCGCTTATCAAAATACATTGGTAGGGTGTATGAAAGATATTATTGAAAATCAAGAAGAAATATTTCATATGTTTCGTGAGGTGATTAAGGTTATTAGCGGTAACTACCCAAAAACAAGCGATAGGATTGATGCTGTAGAAGAGGAGGCGCCTTGGAAATGAAAAAAATTAAATTTGATAACGCGCCAAGTATGACGGCTTTAACCGTTGAAATGTGTATCACAGGGCCGTCCATGATATCGGACACAGAAATGTTAAAAAAAATTCTTAATGGTGAGAGCATAGAATTATTGCCTGCACCAGGAAATGGATATAGATATATACTTAATGAAGATGGAACTATTTTAAAAGTTCCGGTGGCAGGCGTGATTTATGAATGACTTAACCAACCCACAAAAACATTCTGAAATTGCAGCGCTCGACCAAGTCATTAATGCACACAAATTTCTAAAGATTTGTCATAGATGAAAGTGATGCCAAAACAAAAAACCTATCATGAAATGCAAGTAATGGCAATTAATTATTGAGACGGACGAGATATAAGGAAAACATCGTGAATAAAGAAGAGATTTTATGTCAAATTAAGGAAGCAGAAAATTTAATAAATAAATTAGATGGAATTATGACGAGCAAATGTTACGACTTTAATATTAAAGTTTATTGATATTGAAAAAATGAAAAACATATATTATTACTGATAAACAAACAAAGGTCATCAAGATGAAATGGTATAGCAATAAAAAATATATTCCTGTTCAATGCGGTAAATATGTAGTTTATAGTAAAATTACTGGATATTGTTACATTGCCTATGCTGAATTTATGAACGACGGTTCTTTTGTTTTTTATAATGATGATGACGATAAGTCCATTGATGATGCAACACATTTTATGTTTATACCTCCAATTGAAATTGAGGAATAATTTTCAACAATGAAGCCATTAAGACGTTATCAGCAGAAAGCTGTGCAGGAATGCTGGGAATCATTAAAGACTAATGATGATCCCGTTTTACTCATGGCAAGCGTAGGGGCTGGTAAAAGCTTGATGCTTGCCAATATACTTGTAACTATACAACAAGCTGGCAAAAGAGCATTATGCCTGGTTAACAATGCTGAGCTCGTAAGAAATAATTGCGAAACGTTTCGTCAAGAAGGAGGTTTGTCCTCTATTTACTGTGCAGCTCTGGGGGAAAAGGACGCAAGCGCCCCAATAATATTTGGCACCCCTAAATCAATACTAAATGGAATAAATAAAAATGAAGCCATTGGAAAAATTAGATTCAATCTTATCGTCGTGGACGAAGCTCATGCTATTAATTATCTTGATAACCGCTCTTGTTTCATGCGTATTTTACGTCATTACAAACAGGATTACCCAGGAATGCGTTTACTGGGTGCTACAGGAACAAATTTCAGATTCAAAGGTGCTTCCATCGTCGGACCAGATTGCCTCTTTAAATCTCAAGTCGGCAATATCACCACTGAGCAGTTAATTAAAGAAAACTATCTCATTCAACCTAATTTTGAAGTAGATGAAAATCTCATTCTGGATTTCTCAAAAGTTAAAATAAAACAAAATGGCCAGTTCGACCATAAACAACTTGAGTTAGTAATAGAGAAAAGCGCTCGACTAACAGAGCTAATTTGTCATCAAGTAGTTCATATCATGGAAACACAAAAACGATTTGGTGTATTCTTCTTTGCTACCACCAAAAAACATGCCTATGAAATATTAAGCCATCTACCGGTAAATCAATCAGCTATAATATTAGGAGATACCCCCCAAGATGAGCGCACTAAAATTCTTGAAAACGCTCGTAACGGCACGATCCGTTATTTGGTTAATATCGCTATCATCAGTGTGGGCGTTGATATTCCTGCTTATGATACTATTGCCTATTTAAGACCAACTGAAAGCTTGGTTCTTTTGGTTCAGACTATGGGAAGGGTTTTACGTTTATCACCAAACACTAACAAAACAGAGGCGCTTGTATTGGATTTCGCTGGTAATATAGAGCGTCACAGGGACTGGGATAATCCATTGTTACTTGAGGCCTTAAAACAAACCGTTGACAGAGATAAGCCTCTAGTAATTCAATGCCCAGCCTGTAATGACATGAATACAGAGCACGCAAGACGTTGCATAGGAGTTGCAAACGAAAGACGCTGTGATTACTACTTTGAATTTAAAGCGTGCCCTGATTCGTCCTGTGGGGCTCAGAATGATATTGCCGCCAGACTTTGCCATAAATGCGGGCATGAGATTATAGATCCTAATGCAAAATTATCGTTATCTCATGTTAAAAATCAATTATTTCAGGTAAATGTACTCGAGGCTCGCTATGGAGTATCAGAAACCCAAAATGGTTTTCGTATCAATTGCGCCTACAAATGTCAGGACGATTCTGGACGCATTGGCTCTGTCTTTGAAAATTACTCACCCATAAGTGAAAAAGCAGCAAGAGTATTCTACGGGCAGTTCGTCAAAAAACATTGTTCGGATGCCAGTAAATGGTATATTCACCTTGGCAATAGATCGAAAGTAGAGTCCATGCTGCAAACAGCTGATACGCCTTTGTCATTATTAATATCCAGGGAACAGGAAGGCATGCGCATCAGGAAAAAGATTTTTGTAACTTAATTTTATTTTAATAACAAGGATGTTATATGAATGGAAATTTTTCAGACTTCAGGTTCTTTATTCAACCAACAATTAATAATTGTCCGGATTTGATAAATTTGAATATGGTAGGAGTTCATATAGAAACTGACATAAATTCCAGTATTTTGATTAACCCCATTAAACTCGAAGAGTTCGGAATAACCTATCTTTTTGAGTTAATGAAGGATTTGACGTATGTGTTGAAGTCTAAACTTAAATATAAAGATCATCTGGAATAAGTAAAATAAAATTCTGGAAGCTTTATCAAAGGAGTATCCAAGTGAAATTTGAAGAAGTATTGCCGCTTATGCGATACATGGGAAATAACAGATGAATAACTTAACGAAAGAAGATCTAATATGCGGATTTACAATAGATCCAGAAACTTGTTATCCCTATGGTCACATTCCACTGACAAAAAAAGAGAAGAGAGAAATATTTATTTATAAAGTTAAGGAAATGATCGTTGAGTTGTTATGGTTGGTGCCTATTACGATAGGAATAACTTTACAAATAAGTGGATTTGCTTATTTGGCAGGGATATTCTTCAAAATGGGTGCGTCATAATAAATGACTTCACGGCAGAAATAATTTTAATTTCACGGAAACTAAAATATGAAATGGTATTCTTCTAAAAGATATAGACCGGGACAGACTGGAGATCAAATAATATTTCGTTTATTAAGTGGAGATATACACGGCGGAATTTTAGATCGACAAAAAGACATAGGACTTTTTTTTGAAACTCATTCAGGAGAACGATTTACATATCAAGAAATAACACACTTCTGTATTCCAGATCCAATTGAAATAGAATAGGTCTAATTAGTATAATAACCAGATTTAGAGATTTTTTAGTATATTAAAGTATCATGTAAATATATTTGTAGTCGTCTTGATGACAAGAGTTTCTGTGAAAAATTGAGTCAACAAATTGGAAATGATTTATACAGATTTATTTGGTCATTTTGGTAGCATAGGGTTTCATTGCTTTTTAAATAGGACTTTATTATTTCAATTGCAGGTTCCACCCCCCAAACAGCAGCTGCCATATAGCCCCTGGATTTTTTTCGCTCTAAAAACTTTATTTGTTCGGCTGATAGTTTACCTTTTCCAGTTTTAAGTTCTACCCATAAACCATGATATTGCCCGCAGGCAACTCCAAGGAAAAAATCAGAAACCCCTCTTTTTACTCCCATGCGTTTTAATAGTCTTCCCTGCTGAGCAGAGCAACTACGTTCATTGGCAAAATGATGAAAGTCATCCGAAAGTTCAGGGAAGTTATAGGAAAACCAGTTTACCAGATTAATATGATCAACCTGTTCTGGATTCAAGCTCATGCTTAATCTCCTTGGCACTTGCTCTTAATTCATCAAGCCTGAAGTCATTAATTTTTTCTATTTTTATCAGATAGGCCTGCATCATTCATCCTTCTCTAATCATCAGGGCCACATCCTTGGCACGCTGACCTACTTGTCGAGCCCATAGGCTATCAAGGGCCTCAATAGCGGCATTGGTATAATCCCTTGATTTTAGGGCCTCTATCATTTTTCTGAATTTCAATAATTTAGGGATCCCCAAATTAAAATTCATATTAACGAGGGCGTTTTTGACGTGTTCTGGTTGTATGGTATACCAGGATAATTCTTCTAATTCATGTATGGCATGCGCTAAATCGTTTTGAAACATTAATTCAGCTTCATCAAGCCTTATTCCGTTTTCAAGATTTCTACCCCATCCAATAGTCAGGTGACCGGTAGTGTCTGTATACGGTTTAAACTGCAAGGATTCGCATTTTTTAATCCATGCCTGCGTTTGTGGGTCTACCATTTTACAATCCTTGTAAAATGGCCCCGAAGGGCCATGGGATTTACGCTACAGACAATATACGATATTGCACATACAAAGTAGCTGTGCTGTTACCGGTTGTGAATGGACCTGTAGTATTGGACAAATACACTGCTGTGTTTTTACTGGCAGAAGCAAGAACGTTTAAAGTGGCTTCTCCCGATCCATTAGCTATGAATGAACTAGCGGCAATGGAGTTCAATGTACCGGCAGTTATTTCATCAGTAGCCTGTCCACCAGCACCGTGAGCAGTATTAGTGTACTGGGCAATGATAGGGCCACCGCCTGCGTATTGCGTGGAAACAAAGGCCACATCCCAAATTATGCTATCAACAATAACGATTTTTCCAGCACCGGGAGCTGCGACCAGCAGAACTGGTGTGGCATACATTCCCAGGATTTGAGCTGCTGTCAAGCTAATAGTTGCAAGTGCTGAAACGTCTGGAGCCAACTGGGTAAAATCAACGGCATTATTGGCTATCTTGGATCCTGTTACCGCTCCTGGCTGAATAGTAGTAGCTCCAGTATCGTCTATATGTACATCTCCAGACATGGTTACGGCAGTTGCTATATTGGAAGAATTTCCTACAATTATATCTCCGGCAGGAAGTGCATTTGAAATTCCGCCATTGGCAGGAACAGGCACAAACGTATCCAGAGAAGGGTCATAAGTAAACCAGCCAATTTGATTGGTAGCGTAATAAATTAAAACGATGTCTTCAGGTTCCCATTGCCAAACTCCGTTATTTAACAATTCGACAGTGGTCATATTGGCACCAAAATAACCTGACGTGGTAATGTTGGTAAGGTCATTATTAGTTGTAATGCCTACGATATTGGGAAACAAGTTAAATTCCCTTTTAATAGATAGAATCATTTTTTATCTCCGTATAATTAATTTACCTGGTTTTATGTTTAAGGTTTTTACGCCTTATCCGGTCAATATCATCTACACCTAAATAGTCACAACCTTCAGCTGCTGCGTCTGTTCTTACGCAATATCGTCCGGCGTTTCCTGCTTGCTCAATCAGCTCATCGTGATCGGCGTAACCTCGGCCACCATCGCGAACCTCTATCTTTTTACGTGGAACCTCATCGTACGCCATGATTATCCCCTTAGTATTTGCAATCTTTTTTCATAGGCTTTTTCTTTTCCATTTTTTTAACATCTTTCTTATCCACGTTGCGGATATTTTTCTCTTCCATTTTCCTTTTTTCTTTAACTGCCATTTTTTATTCTCCGGTAGAATTGTTTGTGTGTATTAGTTTTTCATTAATCCAGGTCAGAACTTCGCTGGCAAAGCTTTCCAGTTCTTTAACAAACAAGGCCTGGAGATCTGGCGCATGCGCTACAAACTCAGCTTCCAGGGACTTGATTAACTGATTTTTAATAAATGAAGATAAAAGACTCATTAGCCTTTGCTCCCACGATCGCCGCCATCCAGAATACGATTAGCCTTGGCATCAATTTTAGCTTTCGATGATTCTGAAAGCTTTCCTTTTTTTTCCATTTCACTAGCCCGTGCTTTCGCGTTTTTAGCATGTGCTTTATCAGGCATAGGATACGCTTCTCTTCCTGGTAATCCGAAATCTGATTTAGGAAGCTTATTCCTCTGTTTGGTTGTCAATATCGCCATCTTCACTCTCCACAAGATTTGTTTCCGCTAAATTTTCAGATCCCGATACAACTGATTCATTGGATTTTCTGTCAAATTCTGAAATCCAGAACAGGGCTTCAGATAAATGACCTTCAAGTTTTGCATAAGTTGCTTTTGTTTGTTCTATTTCCATTTTTATCTTTTCTATTCTGTCACATACTTCTTGTTTCGTAAGCATTAAACCTTCTCCTGAAAATTAAATAAATTGTTTCACGAAAATTCCCAGACAATTATTAGTCCAGAGCTTCCGTTACCTCCAGCCAGGCTTACGGTAGTTCCAGAAGCTCCACTGCCACCACTTCCATAAGAACCGGCATTATTTCCAGCTCCTGTTGCATTTACTACCCCTACAGCTCCACCTCCATAAATACTGGATCCTCCGTTTCCAGAGGCCAGATTTCCAAGAGATGCCGATCCATACGACCCAGGATTTCCACTGGAGTTTATGTCGCCATTAGATCCAATTCCGGAAACTCCACCTTGAGAAAAGGAAGTGCTGTTAACCAGAGCAGGGGTGTTATCAGGAAGCCCACCAGAACCACCGGTTGCTTGCAAAGATGATGCGCTAAATGTTGTTGTGCCACCTGATGACCCTGTATTAGCTCCAGCCAGACCTCCTGCGCCTCCCGCTCCAACTGTATAAGTATAAGTGCTGGATGCTGAAGCCACATATAATCTGGCATAACCTCCTGAGCCTCCTCCAGCTGCAGCAGAGAATGAGCCGGCAGCACCCAGAACTCCACCTCCACCACCTCCTCCTCCCATTACTTCCACTAAAATAGAAGTAACATTCGCAGGTTTTGTATAGGTTGCCGAAGTTCCAGAAGTAAATATTTGAAAGCTTCTAAGTCCACCACCCCCGGTAGTATTCGTCAAAACTCCAGCGCTTGGAGTTCCTATATTAATATTTGGTAATGTAGTTCCCAGACTTGGAACACCACCGGAACTTGTAATTAATACGGCGCTATTTGCTGTGGCAAGTGCTGCCATGGTATTTGCTGATGAAGCATATAACAGTGTATTAGCCGCATTAGTTGCAGGATAGGTAGAGGTAGTCCATATCGGGGCGCTTGTTCCCTGGGAAATTAATAATTGCCCTGATGAGCCAGCCGAATTTATAGCCATGGCACTTGCTGTTGAATAAACTATACCACCTGCTGCTGCTGTCAAACTCGCATTACTTCCGCCTCTTGTTAAGCTTAATTGGCCTGACCAGCCTGCGGTTATTGAAGTTGCTTGCAGAAGAGCGGTTGCCGGAGTGCCGCCTAAAGTTAATGTAACATTGGTATCGTTGACTTCTGTCAGTGCAGCAGGAGTTGGCAATTGACCTGTGGTGGCTAAAGTTCCAGAGGTTGGAAATGTAACATTTGTAGCAGCTGTCATTGTAAATGTTGATGCAAAGCTTCCTGATGTTGCCAGAGATCCTGCCATGGTTAAAGTATTAGCGCCGTTGTTAACCCCTGTACCCCCTCTTGTTGGACTTAATGTTCCAGTCCATCCTAAAGTTAAACTGGTAGCTTGCAATAAAGCTGTGGCAGGTGTTCCTCCCAGCGTTAAAGTAACATTAGTATCGTTTACTTCGGTTAATGCTGCTGGAGTAATTCCATTACCTGGTGTTGCCCAAGTCCCGTCTCCTCTCCAGAAAGTTGTTGATCCAGCCGCAGTTCCTGAATTTAAGTGACTTACCGCTAAATTTCCGGTTACATACATGGAAAGATCGATATCAGTTCCTTGCCAAACTCCAGTTCCTATTGTGCCAAGCGTAGTAATGGAGCTTTGACCTGCGTAACTGGCAGAAATATCAATAACCGGAGTTAAGCCACCAGTTGATGTAATACGATTACTGGTTCCTGATACACTGGAAACCCCTGTTCCTGAAGGAGTTACCCAGGTTCCATCTCCTCGCCAGAATGTAGTGGCACTTGCTGAGGTTCCGGAATTTAAATTAGTAACGGGAAGATTTCCAGTAAAGCCAATGGTTATGGATCCAGATCCATTTCCTACTAGAATATTTTGACCGGAATTAATGGCTGCTGCCGAATAAATTCCACCGCTAGTACCAATAAGGACCTGACCCGCTGTAGGAGGAGTTGCAGTACCCGATCCTCCATCGGCTGGTAATAACGGTGATGTCAATGTTAATGCCGCAAAGGTTGGGGAACTTCCTGTTGCAATATCCTGTGGCAATGAAGCCGTAACATGCCCTGTTGATGATGAAAATATAATCTGATTGGTAGTCCCGGTTAAAGACTGAACACCCGATCCAAATAAGCCGTCAGCATACGTTTTATTAACAATATCAGTACCTGAGACGGGAGCCGCTACCACTGATCCCGATGAAAGAGCCGCTGTTGATGCTGTAATGGAGGCACCAGGAATCGATAGACCTGTTGGCAAAGTAGTGCTTAATGACGGCAATCCACCACTACCAGTAACCAGAACTGAATTGTTTCCAGAAGGGATAGGCGATACGGCCTGTCCGCTTGAGGCATAATAAGCTATATCGTTAACGCTTCCAGGATTTACAGTCCCTGAGCCACTTCCCGATAATTCTACCCAGGTTGCAGATAAGGTGTCGTAATATTCATAGGTCAGGTTATCCGTATTAAAACGCAATCTTCCGTCTATGGCTATGCTGGGTACAGGACGGGATGCGGTCGAACCAGGAGCAAGGAAAGTCCATGGATTATTGAATAATACATTTCCACCCGATAGTAATCCTGGGGTCTGGTTATTATTCCCCAAATCTCCACCGGCTGTCATCTGGCTAAACTTGATGGTCTCAATTGCCATTTTCACAAATCCTTGTGAGTATGAATACTATCCCTGTAACTGTCTTAATGAGACACCGATATAAGCAATAGCATCTGGTGTAATAAAGTGTAGCACATCTCCACCCCGAACATAGCGTTTTAAAGGCTTAAATTCATTGAATGGCTGCGTTCCAACGCTTCCACCAGCCGGTATCACAGGGGTGGCATTAGGGCACACAAATACATTAGAATTTGAGGCGTATTCAAAGTAGGCCTGAAATTGCATGATATCTGTTCCAGGAACGGTCCAGGTTTGTTCGGAATTAACTGTGCAGGCAACTTGTGCGCACGTATCACTAAAAGGCATTGTTTCAATATAGTTTGCATTGTATTGAATGGTCATTTTTTATCCTTGTTATTAGGTATAGGGTACAACACCAATTCTGGATTCAACTATATAGTTAAAGGCTATATAGGCTTCATCTTTTGAGTTATTTGCACTTGCAAACGTTAACAGGTTATTAACATTCTGGGCTGGATAGAAAACTCCTGTACGACCAAAGTTAGGCGTCCAATTTCCTGAAACCAATATATTTCCAGATGCAACCTGGCCTCCTCCGATTGCTCCAGAATTCAAGTATCCTGTAACATTGTCTACGGTACCATCCTGAGCGTATAAATGACAAACACCGCTACTGCTCCACTTTTGCGTATTAAATCTAACGTCAAACTGTCGGGCCACAAGATTTTGACTTATGCCACCAGATGGAAGCATGGTAGCTGAAGTAGAACCATCTGCTGTGTTAGTTCCTGGTAATACTGTGGATGGATAGCTTTTCTCATAATAGCGTTGGCAGGCTGACAAGATAGTAGAATAACTTTGAGGAGCTGGAATTGTTGGTATATCTCCTGGTACCACTGAGACTGAATGAAAGGAAAGACCTTTGTTATCAGGTATTGGCGCTGTTCCGACAACAATAGCAAAATAGGTTGCTGTATTAACAGCGCTTGTGGCCCGCATATCCCAGCCGTTAAATCCATAGGATGCCAGATTAGTCTGCAAGGTAAATTGAGCAGGACCCAAATTATTTTGACGTTTTATTTCATTCCAGCCGGATACTACGGCAGAAGGATGCCCTTTTATATCCAGGGTAGTTATAAGGCTTAACGGTAGTGTTGGGACATTTGCATTGGTGGAATACCATAAAGATACTGTTCCAATCAGACCTGCTGGTACATTACTATCTCCTTCAACATTTACAGATAGCCTGTGATTTAAAAGATCGCGCGCTTCAGCTTGTGGTAAATATTGAACAATGGCGGCCTGGGATGAATTGGTAACATCTGTTGAATAAAGGGCCATAGCGCCGTCCATGGCTCTTTGCATGCCAATGGTTGAAACAATACTTTGAAATAAAATGGTTTGATCCATCACATAAGTATTGGCGGTGGATGGAGGCGCCAGGCTATCTCCATTTACCTGGGATGGATTTAACGGGAAGTCCCATCCTATCAAGTAACTGGGTATAGGCTTGAAGAACAAAGGACCTTTATAGGCGTTAAATGTATGGTCTAGTTGCCTGTTAATGGAATCTTGTTCGAAAGCAGGCTCTAGCGGTAAATCCTGTACTACCAACTGGATGCTGGTCACATAAATATCTATGTTACTGGGTAGCGCAAGTTTATAATCAATATAAGATGCTGGAGGAATATCTGGATTAGTAGTAGCTGGTAATTGGCCATATCCTGTAAATTCATTGAAATCCTGATCTATACTTGAATTATCCAGAACTTGAGCCAATACAGAGGCATTGGAATCTATTAATGAAGCGCTCACTGATTGTGGCGAGCCATTTAACTTGGCTGTCAAAGTAGATGAAACAATTTTATTAGCCCACAACATGCCATTCTGATAAAACCTCTGGCGTAAAAATACCCCGTCACTACTCCATCCGTTTAATGTCAAACGCAGAGCATACGGAGCATTAGAGGGGTTCTGGCTAGTGTCGTTTAACGGGACTTGCTGAATGGTGGCGCTTCCAGTTCCCTGAAGCTCCAAATACCATCCTGGGCCTATTCGTACCGGGTCTGGATTCGTCAGACTTGTTAGCACTAAGGGAATAGTAAAATCTAAAAAGGCAAATTGGGGGTTGGTTATTTGATTAGTGGATGAAAAAGCCAGTGTGTCAATAGGGGTTGATCCGCCTTCACCAGCTACATAGTTTTCAACTAAATAGATTAATGGGTCGCTTTGAGTTGGTGGGCCTAGTCCTATATGTTGACGAAACTCAAGACGGTAAACAACCTCTGATTCAAAGTATATGTCGTTTGGGAGGGTTCCGTTTCCAAGGAACTGGATAGGAGTGGTCCATGGAGTATCCAAATCAGGATCGTGATAAACAGTGGCTGGAATATAGGGGATCTGATTCTCAAGAACCCACATGTAATAGGTATCATCGAATAACTTACCAGCCAGATTAACCAGAACCCATATTGGATTCGCACCCCTGATGCCTAAGGCCATAACGTACACTCCATGTATCAATTATTTAATTATAGTAGCACGTTATTTATTACTCAAATAGATAGGCATCCTCTTTAGAGATTTTAATTTCAGGATTTAATCTATACCAATTAATTTGTTGAATTTCAGATTGAGAGAAAACACCGGTTTCTTTATGTTTTAAAGAAGAAGATGTTTTCTTGTATCCGGAATCCGGACTAGTTGGAGAAAACTCCTCCGGAATACGGACTAGAGAACTATTTTTATTCAGTTCATTATTTATTCTATTCAGGACTAGTGTGCAAATTAGTTTCAGTATTTTTCCTTTCTGGAATTTAACTCTTGATGTAAAACCTACGCGTTCGATAATCCTTAATTTTTCCAAGGTGTTTAGGCATTCGTAAATAGGGCTTTGTGAATACCCTGTATTTGCTGAAAGAGATTCAATTGAATATGGAAATGGGTTGTCATTACGGATGAGAAATCCTAGCAACCTATAGAATATAATTTTTTCGCGTCTTTTGAGTTTTAATCGATTGCAAGCCAAGGAATATACTTGAGAATTAAATGTTTTGGCTTTTTTAATGCTCATTTGCTATACTGCCCTTGTTGTTCGTGAAGGTTCAACATTGCGTGATTGTAATTAGAAGCCGAACGGGTTGACGCCCATATGTTCGGCTTTGTTTTTTCAGTATACCTTTAGAGAATTATTATGTCCGATATTATTTGTCTTTTTTTGTAGCCCTAGGATTGTTCCTTCATTATGGGCTTTCAGACGACTAATCCAGTAAGACATAGAACCATAGCAACTCTATTTCTTCAGCTACCAGGATAATCAGGATGCTAGACATAAAACATATATTAGATTTACGCCTACATCATCTTGAAGGAATAGAGCGACAAGGAATAATTCCTAGCGAACAAAGTCAGCTGCAATTAATAGCAATACAGGGTAGAATTAAGGAGCTGAAGTTTATTATGAAGCTCCTGGAAGAAAATATTACTTCCTCTTCGTTTTCTCAGCAGCCAAAGAGTAACTAATAGCCACTGCTTGCTTAACCGGCTTTCCTTCATTTACTTCCCTGCGAACATTTTCAGAAAAACCTGCTCTGGTCTTTGCCTTCTTCCCTTTGATTAATGGCATTTTCTATTCTCCCTGTTATTTAATGTTTGCTTTTTGTTCATTATTATGATCATAATCCTTTTTTAGGAGATTCATTATGATGCTTTTTATTATTGTTTTTGTACTATACATGGCTCATTCTTGCATAAAAGAAAGTTAACGATGACCTCCAGTTAACTCAATCTCCATGGGCTTGGATTCTTGTTGTCCAGCAGCCTGTGATATTCCTTTGCTTAATAAAAGTCCGAATGCAACTGCTTTCATTTGTTTATTTGGAATGCTATTTATTTTATCCAGTTGTTTGGCCCAGTCTTTGCTAGTAATAAATTCAATAGCTGCTTTGTCGTTTCCTCCTCGAGTAAAGGCATGCTCTAGCATGTTCTTCAGAAAATCTCCTTCATTACGAGCCATATTCATGCCACGCTCTTCAGTGCCTTTTGCGGTTTTAATAG